AAGCGTGGCCGTCGCTGCCGGTGGTGGGCTGGAGAGAGCGCCGGCAATCAAGCTCCCGACGCCGTAGGGTGGTATTAATAATTTAAGGGCAAGTTGTAACTTCGGATCACTTAACTTCTCAGCGAGTTTGTCCGCATATTCAACCGCTTTAGCCATATAACCGACAAGGCTGGTAAAAATACCTACAAGGTCATTGAAAACCTTACTCTTACCAAGCGTATCGAGAAGATGGTTCCACTCCTTAGTTAGGTTCTCGGTAGCCTTGGTAAGCGGGCTGGTGCCCCTCTCTGCCGCATCTCGATACACACCGGACAAGATGCGAAGGACTTCAATTTGAGCCTGACCGGCCTTCCCTTCCTCCAACAAAGCCCGAACTCGTTTAAGCTGAGCGTCATTAAGAGCCGGGTACTTCGCAAGCAAATCCTCGATGGCTTCTCGACCACCGGTCAAGCCCTTGATGATATCGGCCATCGCGTCGTTGATATCGACGCCTCCGCGAGATATATCCTTTGCTAGTTGAGCAAACGGCTGAATCAATTCCGGCCGGATGTTGGCTTTAACCGCCTGATTGATTATCTTGCCAGCGTCTTCCCAAGAGACAGCCATGTCTTCAACTGTGTGTTGAAGAGCGACTAGCTGTTCTTTGTTATATCCAATCGCACGGGCATTGGCCGTCAGGGCCGCATCAAACTGACGTAGCGAGGCAGCTTCGTTTAGGTTTCTGGTTAGTGCCCCGATGGCAACTGCGGCGGCAGTAGCTGCTATCGCTACCGCCGGGAACCAGCGCAGCGCAGCCATACCGAAAATTTGGATGAACTGACCACCTTGCTGGGCGAGTATCTGGGTGGCATTCTGACCACTCGCCAGACCGCTAACGACATCGTTGATCTGGTAGCCCAGGTTGGTCAGTTCATAAGGGCGCAGCCCAAACAAACTCGGTGTACCGGCGGCACCGCGCCCAGGACGCCCCATGGCATCGGTACGTGGTCCCCCCGGCGGCCCCGCACCGGGTAGCGGTGTCGGTGTCCTAGCCGGGGCTGCGGCAGCAGTTTCCTCGCCCCTCAACCGGGCTTGGAGCCGCCGGAAATTGGCAAGGGCGTCCGTCTCCCGCTGCCGTGCTATCTCCCTGGTCCGCGCCGCAACCCGCGCTTCCTCGGCGATCTGTGCATCCGCAGCAGCCTTAGCCGCCGCTACCTTCTCTGCCTGTTCCCTCCTGACGATCACTAAGCCTTCACGAACCTGGGCGACAAACCTAGCGTTCGCGTCCGCCCGTGCTTTCTCGGTCGTCTTGAATGCCTGGAACGCCTGTAGCTGCCCCGCCTCTTGCACTTTGACGGATGCCGCGTATGCCTCGGCCGCCTTGCGCTGCTCGGCTGCCTCCGCTGCTGTCGCTTCAGCAAGCTTCCTCGATTCCTCTCTGGCTTTCCTCGTGTTCTCGGCGAGGTTCAGCTTGGCGTCACCGAGTTTGGTGATTGCCGCGCCAGCCTGATCGGCTGCCGCCTTTAACCGGTCTTCCGCCGCCGCAATGTTGTTGATATCGACGCCGGCCTTGGTGAGCGATTGGCCCATCTCGGCGAACGTCTGCGTATTCTCGTGAAGGAGAGCCTGTTGCTTCTCCAGACGTGTGGACAGGGTGCCCAGCATCTTCTCGGCTGCGGCACTGGTGTCCTTGGTTTGCTCCATTTTGGAGCGGTAGGCTTCAAGCTTCTCACGGGCTGTGGTTACCCGTGCTTCACTTACCGCGATGACCCGTTCGAACGACTTGAACTGGTCAATCGCCGTCGCAAGGCCGGTGAAGTTCCGGCTCGCCTGTTCGAGTTTGGTCAGGGTGGCAGAAAGCTCTCTCTCGCTTATCTCCGCCTTGTTCGCCGCTGCGATCTGCTTATCGAGGGAAGCGGTTAAGCTATCGACCGCTGCTTTGGCCTGATTGAACTCAGCCGTAGAAAGATTCTGCGCCCGGATGCGTAGCAGGATGTCCCGTGAGAGATCGCTCACCGCAGTTCCTCTAGGCTATCGCGCAGATGGTTCCCTCCGGACAATACATCTACAATAGCCGCTCTGATAAGAACGGACTCGGTGGCGACTCGATAATGGATACGTTCCCTGGCGATATCGGCTTCGGTCCATAGCATCGCAAGCGGAAACGCCCACACGTCGCTACGACCATAGCCTTCACTTATCAGAAGCGCGGCGTCCTCCCGCAACCCCCGATAAGTTTCAATCGCCCACGTCTCCCTTACTCGGCCGCTTGCGCCAACGTTACCGTCCCCGGTGGGAGAATCCCCTGGATCAGTCTCATTACGTCGGCGGCTAATTTTTTTATCGCGGCAGTATCCTTGAACGTTAGATCCGCGATCGCCAGTAATGCTTCAGCCTGAACCGTAGCCGGCAACTGCAAGGCTGCTTCCTGCTGGTCCCGCTCATCGCAACACAGTGAGATGACGTTCGCCACCAGTACCGGCGATTCGCGAATCACCTCAATGATCACGTCGCGAATGATGTCTTCATCTGGGAACATCATCTCCCGCGACGTTCGAATCTGAGAGGCGATCTGGTCGATGGCGTATCGGTGGTTGTCGATCAACATACTAATGTCTAGGAGGTTCAATGCGCGAACCTCGAACTCCCCGCCGGGAAACGCCACCGCGCGTCTCACCGGCACAAAATCAGCTAAAGGCATAGCTCGTCTCCGTAAAAAGCCCCCGGTTGCGCGTAGACAACCGGGGCAGGGGGAGGACTACGCCGCTGCTTTCACCTCCCGAATGTAGACCATCTTGCGGCCATCCTTCGGGATCAGGATTTCAAAGGCAAATGTCATGGTTTGCCACGTCTCGCCCTTCAGCGCGAACTCACCGGACGGAGCCAGACGCACATGCGGCCAATAGTAATCTCGGTTTGTCCCCTTTGGGTTGTCCGCGATAAACCTCAGCGACCCCTCGACCTGGGTGTTATCGTCAACCACGACCACCCGATCCTGAACGACAACGTCATAAGTCACGGTGATTTCGTCGTCGTCCTGAATGTCGGTCGCCCCATCCTCGATAAAGATGCGGCCTTTCTCCAGATCGACTTGGTAGTTGCCGGCCGCCGTGACCGCGCTGGCTGTGACCGATACGGTAACATTCGCCACCGTCCCAACACCATCCGCGTACAACTCGGTGCCTAGCTGATACCACAGCCCCCGCTGGACAACGATGTCTTCCGTCTGCGCCGTTGCGGCTACGGTTGACTCCTCCATCGGCGGCGCAATACCAAACATGATCGCGATGTTTTCCATGTTGATATTGTCGCACTGGAACGTGCCGGCACGGTCAACCTGCAATTGCGCCGAATCGTCCCTGACCCGAACGCCCTCATCGGAACTGTAGTGGTCGAGGTTCTGATACGCCGTTGTCATCGTGATCGCGGGCGTGTTGCCCAGATACCGCTCACCGGTAGGAATTTCAGTGTTCACGGCAGCGAACTTATCGAAATACAGCTTGCCGCGACCGAGTGTGTAGTTCTTCAACTCGCCTTGCATGATCTTCCTCCGTTACGGCAAGAACGGATCGCTCACGTCCGTAGCCAAACCTATACCAAGCGGCAGGTAGAAGAAAGCCCTTGAACTCGCCTCTTGCCTGATAGCAACACTGACCACCCCTGGTCCGATCGACATACCGGTGATCCCCTTCTTGTAACCCAGGAAGTAGGCATCGGGGAACGCCGGGTAGCCCTGATTATTGGTCTTGATGCACTCCGCCAGCCGCTTCTCAACTGAAGCCTTTAGCTGGTAGGCGTCATCGGTCGGGTGCGCCACGTCGTACAAAATCCAACCCTGTACCAGCAGCACCCAGGTTTCAAACCGAGTTACCTTATTCTCCTCGGTCGTATCGACGTTCACATCGGCCGTCAGGTGTTCCACGATCGATACTAACGGCGACGGATCGGCATCGCCAAAGAGCAACCGGCCACGGAACACGCTTTGCGACAGGTCGAAATCATACCCATTGGCTGGCGTTATGCCCTGCAAGTGGGCCGTCAGACGCTTCAGGATATCAAGTTGCCTAGAATCGGGCATCGTCTGTCATCACGGTTTGTGGTTTTCAACCCCGATCTCGCGCTCCGCCCGCTGCCAGAACTCTTCGTCCCGTCCTTCCGGTTTACCTGCCTCTTCCCAGAGACGCTTCGCCCGCTCACGTATCCGCTCCTCGCGCCGTGTGGTATCGCCCCTCATATCCCGCCTCTTCCACCACTCATCCGTTGGATCTGTCGCAAAAATTCAGCTTGCAGGTACACCAACAAGGCCGGCGATATGTCTACCGCCACAGTGCGGAACACCTGATCCACACTCGGGCCGTACAGCAGTGCGACCCCTGCCAACGGCCCACTGGTAATCAGCTTCGCGCCAACCGTGTGCTCCATCGTCTCACCGGGCCGCAACCGGATGCCCAAGCCCACGTTGCCCGATCGCAGATTGATCAGGAACGCCCGCTTGATTGCCCTCGGCCTACCGGGCTGTATGGTGACGGTAACGCCCGTCCCAGCCGCTGAACGCCGTCGCCGCCTGCCACTGACCCTAGCCCTGGCAAAACCGGTCCTCGCGGACGAGAAGCGCGCCAACGGGGTCGGGGTAAACTGCCCTACGATACCAGCTTCCAATCGGTCCACCCCCGCCCGGTATTTCAGTCGGAAGCGCTTCTGACCAACCCCATCCGATCCATTCAGGTAGCCAACCGGGAAAGCGACTTCAGACAACATTGCTTCCCGTGCCAGCGTCAGCCCTTGGCGCTCAGCGGTCTGGTTGATCGCCAGTGCTGCGGCACGCGGCGCGATATCTGGCAGCATCTTCAGGTAGCGGCTGTATTCACGCAGCCCGGTGGCATCGATGATGACCGTCACGGCCGGGTTACCGTCCAGATGAGGTATACCGGCCCATCGCTAGGCTCACGCACGTCAAGCATGAACTGGTGTTCGGGGTACATGTCGAAGACCACTATGCCAGCCCGCTTAGGGTTGACCTGTCTCTCGGCCAACTCCTCCACATTGAAGACCAACCGGTCGATGTTCTCCATCACCCGTGCGTAATCGCCACCAGGGATATCGCCGATAGCTGCCGTAAAACGAGAATGCCACCGAACATGAAGCCCGGTGGCGCTACCTGACGAATCGGTGTAAGTCGCTAGAAGAGCAAACGTGGTGTGGACATCCCTCCGCGCTTGCTGCCTGACAGTGAACCAGTCACTCACAGATCGGTTTCTGCCGGACGCCGCCGGGTGATATGCCGTTCCTCGGCGGGTGCCGCTGCTGGTGCCCTCGTGGGCGCCCGGTTCTCCGTCACGGCTTCCTCACCGGGACCGGCAGTAGCCGGCGCACGGCCTGTATCGTCCCGTGGTGCCCGGATGACTCCGCGAGCGTCCAGTTCCTTGACGTAGCCCTCGTCCCACTTGAGCGTGTCGGTGTTGAAACGCTCACCCGGCCCAAGGATGACACGGTTGTCTCCGTCACCGTGTACGATAGTCCCCACTGCAACCCGGTCCACCATGACCCTAACTCCTATTCGGTGATCAGCTTAAAGCTGTTGTTGGGGTTCAGCGGCACAAACAGAGGTGCCGACTGAGACATGGTGTAAACAACTGACGGGTCCATATTCTTCCACATCTTCGGGAAGATCGGCTGCTCGACCGTAAAGTTGGCATCTGCATCCATGATCGCGCCGAACATCGCGACCATATCCAGACCCGGCCCGACACCTACAACCACGGTCGGATCAAGGAACTGCCTTGTGGTCAGGTTGCCGTTGGTCGAGTCGACATCGGAGTACCAGTTAGAATAGCGGTACAATTCAAACCGCCCACCTGTGGTGATGATCGACCCCATCGACTGCGAGTTGGAGTTCTGCACCAACGGGATCACCGGGAACTCGCTGCTACCGATGCGCCGAGTGGCATCGAGCAGATCGAGCACCTTCTGCGACTTGATGAAATTGCCCCAGGCTGTCGCACCAAAGACGAACCGGTTAATCGGCGCATTGCCCAACGTGAAGCAGAGATCGTTCAGCCGTGCCAGATCGCCCAATGGATCGGCCGTTGTCGTCTGGCTCCACCGGGCAGTACCGGTAAGCTGCGAAGTCAACTGCGGGTCACGCCCAAACGATACAGTGACCGATGGGTAGTCGTCGCCGGCTACGGTGACCTGACCATCTTGGATCGCCTTCGACGCCATCCAGTCCCAGCGTCGTTCGATCGCTTCGCGCTCCAGCCGCAGATTGTTCACAACTTGTGCGTTGAACCTCGCTTCCATAGACATGCCGCCCATAAACGGCTCACCCATCATGCGGGAAATCGCCTTGGTCGGATCAACGACATGCTTTGGTTTGACGTAGGCGGGGCGGAAGGACTGGGCCGAATACCCCTGCCCACGCATCACCCTGCCCTGCATATTCGGAGCGACAAAGGGAGCAAGCTTCCGGTTATCGACATCAGCCCGCTCAAACAGAATCTCCTCGCGATCGGAGGTAATCGTTCGAGACGCCATGTTTCGCCAGAAGCCGTCCGGAAGGTCCGCAAGCCGCTGCTGGACTATGATCAACTCTTGCGTGGAGTAGAAGGTAATCGCCATCTCTTTAATCCTTCCGCCGGCTCACAGAACCTGCCGCACGCCAATGTTGCTGCCATCGAACGCTCGCTTCCGCTCTTCCAGCGACACGAGGCCAGCCGGCCAGACCAAGGCTTGGTGGTTGAACACGCCCCCGGTAAAGTACGGGAACCAGCGGTTCGTAGCGGCAGCGTCAAGCGGTTGGCCTGCGATACCGATTGCATTGTTGCTCGGCGTGCCTTCAGCGGCACTACCACCCGTTAACGTGGCACCGGAAACAGTGAATCCGGCGGCAGCGACACCTTCCACGAGCGTGACCGAGTTGCCCGCTGTACCGACATCCTCGGCAACCAGGGTCACCACATTGCCGGACGCAGCCGCCGTTGTATTAAGGGTCGCCACGTTAGCGTTGATCACGGTAGCAAGATTGCTCGCGGTGACAGTGGTGCTGGTCCCGATCAGGCACTCGATACCGACAAAGGTGAGAGCGGTGCGGAATGTAATCACAACGCCATTGAGCGTCAGCGTATCAGTGGCTACCGGCTGCGCGCCTACCGTGATCGTCCCGGTAGCATAGCCCGCACCGGCACTGGTGAACGGGATCAGCTTCCCGTCCGCATCCCGCATCAGGACTTCAAACTGCCGAATCGCTTGTCCAGCCGGAGCCTCGCCCTGATCGGTAACGATATCCGACTCGCCGCCGTACAGGTCAAAGGGGTCAAACCGACCCTGATCGGTGAACCCGGTCGCAAGCAGAGGCGGGTATGTCGCTGCCATGTTCGTCCTCCCTGTTAAGCCGCCGACCGGATCTTGCGACCCGACACCGCAACGTAGTTGTTCAGCAGCCGGTTCGCAGTGGCAGCCGGATCGTCAGCACCACCAGCGTCCCCATCGCCCGCCGGATCGGCACCGACATTAGGATTGGGCGAGTTGTCCATCGCGGCAGCAAACCCGCTCGCTCCCTGCCGGGGATTAGGTGTCTTCGCCTCAGGTTCCGCTGCGGCCATAATTGCCCGCGCCTCTTCAACCGACAGGCTGGTCGCCTCGGCCAGATGCGCCGCAAGCTTTTCGCGCCCCCTGGCTTCCTCGGAGGAACGGATCGCGTTAGCACGGCTACGCTCGGCAGCAAGTCCCTGCGCGATACCTTCGGCAACAAGTCGAGATACATCCGCCGCCGTCATTACAGGATCAGTCATAGTCGACTCCGCTTCAAAAGCTTCGGTAATGGCATCGACCGGGGTTTTGATTCCGTCGATAAGACCGAGTTCAAGCGCCTCAGGCGGTAGGTAACACCTAGCTTCCGTGGCACGAACTTCATCTTCCGATAGTCCACGATGTCGAGCTACGGCTTCAACGAATAAACCGTAATGATAACTGACATCACGCTGTATAGATTCCTTCGCCCTTGGTGACAAGGGTTCATACGAGTTGCCGTCAACTTTCTCGGCACCCTCGTAGATAAAAGTTAGTTTGACCCCCTCAGTTTCGAGCGCTTGACTGAAATCGACGTGCATCGCAACGCAGCCGATGCTGCCAACCCCGCCAGACGGGGTCACAACAACCCGGTCAGCCGCACTCGCGAGGAAGTATGCAGCCGAGTAGCAACGCGAATCGACAACGGCCAAACTCGGTTTGATGCCGCGTCCCTGGTACAACGTGTTCGCCAACTCGGCACAGCCAGAGGCCAGTCCGCCAGACGAATTTACGTCGTATACCAGCAGCTTAACGTCATCGTCAGCCAAGGCCGCGCCTTGCTGCGCCCTTATGAAGTCGTAACCCGTGGCAAACGACGCACTCCATGACATCCGGTTGGTCAACAAGCCGTGTATCGGGATGAAGGCAATCCCGGCGCTATACGCAAACGGTTTTGTGTGCTCCGACCCTTCAAATCCGTAGCTGGAAACAAGTTCGGACATGCGCGCAGGGAAACCAGCTTTGATCTCGGCCAACTCCACCGCAGCGATATCGCGCAAGTCGGCAGCAACATCGGCGTGACCACGTTCGATCAAAACGCCGCGATGGTGGAGCCGGGACGCAATGTCGCGGGAAAACGCTATCATGCTCATCGGGCATCTCTAACTTGTCATACTTATAGTTAACTAGATTCGGTTTAGGAGCAATCGAGATTACACCATCAACATAAATTCATTGTCATGCTTGATCGCGTCAAAGCCGCTCGCTGAACCGATAACGGAAATTTCAAACGTCAACACCAACAAGTCTCCGGATGCCGT